AATCACCTTGCAGCCAGCAGATCAAGAAATGGGCTGGATCAAGCTACGTGAACTGCGGACTGTTTTGGAATGGTCAAAACTGCAGGAAGAGAGTTTCAAACTGAAGTTTGAACAGCCTCATGACAATCGAGAATTCACCGTCAAATTTAACCACCAGGATGGGGCTTTAGAAGCCGCACCGGTGAAAGGGATTCCAGCAGTTTCACTGGATGATTATTTTAATGTGACCTTACGCTTTACGGAGTTAAACGATGGCGATTGAAACCAAGGATTTAGTAATTTACAAGTCTGAACGCTTGACAGATAACTCGGATGGCGGTGGTAAATATTCTGGTGTTGTAGTGCAGGATGGGATTAGCAATAACCTGTTCAATGACGTGTCTGAAATGGATCGAACCATGGGTGATGTATCTATGCGCAAGGTCTTTCCAGCTGTGACTACTGAAGATACCGATTTATTGATGGGTGCAACTGTTTTTGTATCTGAGCTACCAGAAGATCCAAACGTATCTGCATTACTATTCAGTACCAAAAACTGGACCGATGAACGCCAGTCTGCACAGAACCTGGTGGAAAACTACTTGGCCAAAGGTGGTCAGATTGCCGGCACCCCACTGGATACCCACTGGAAAGGTATGTCATCACTACAGGTGGCTATGTTCCCACAAGAGGTTGAGTCATCCGTCGGGGATACGATTGTCCTGATCAGCGATGAAGGTAAAGCTTTAGAGCGTGAACAGTATGTTCGCATCACAAAAGTTGAGACTCGCACTGCCATTATGGTAGTGGATGGCAAAAACGTGGAATACAAGATTGCCACTTACTCACTCAATGATGCATTGGAAATTGATTTTGTAGGATTGTCTGCGCGGCAATGGTATGCAGGCAACACATCAAAAACCATTATTCGTGACACACTTGTTGCAGATACCGGTCTGTATTATTCATCTACAGCACTGGCTTCTGATGCCAATGTTGGTGAATTTACAGTCAATGCCAAAAGTATCTTTGCCCAGCTGATTCCATCCGCCCAGACTGAAACACCGATCATTGATGTGAACGCCGCCGGTGAAAGTGTGGTACTGGTCGCGGGCAATGAAGGCACGATCACGGTTAATTATCCCGGCATGAATGTTGGTATCAGTCAAAACCTGTATATCGGTTCAGCAGTGATTCCATCAAGTATGTCTTTTGCCTTACAAGGTCAGCAGATTACCGATCAGGGTGGCTTGCTTAAAAACACTCAAGGTACACAAGTCGGCACGATTGATTACCAGCGTGGTTTGATTCAATGGACTGCCGCAGCGCCAGCTGGCACCGCAAGTTTGAATATCACATTCAAGCCAGCTGCTGCACCGAATCAGTATTATCAGAGTCATGCGATTCCAGTGACTCAGAATAACCAGAGCACCAACTGGACTGGAGTTTTAATTCCGATTCCGGCACCTGGTGCACTTTCGATTTCATACATGTCGCAGGGCAAGTTCTATGAGCTTAAAGATGATGGTTCAGGCCAGTTAAAGGCTGCCAGTCCATCTTTTGGTTCAGGCATGATCAATTATGAAACTGGCTCTTGGTTACTCACCACAGGTGCTTTGCCGGATGTGGATACGCCGATTCTGCTGAACTGGGGTACACCAATTGTCACTTTCGTACGCTCCAATTTAAGTGTGGAAAAAGCTGCATTTGATTTTGATTTAGGACGACCAGGTGTTTTGCCGGGTATGACGATTAACTGGATGCTTGAGGGTGAAGCGAAAACAGCAACCTCTAATGCGCAGGGCAAGTTTACTGGTGATGCCACAGGTGAAATCAACTATGCCACCGGTATTGGCAAGATCATTCCAAACAAGCTGCCACAGAAAGGCACAGTTTTTTCGGTGATCTATAACTATGGCCAATCACTTGAGCAGACCAAGATGGATGTTACCCCTGCAAATCAAAAGCTGACCTTTACCATTGGTACAGGACCAGCAATTCAGCCAAATAGTGTTGAGTTAAAAATTCCACTTCAAAGCAGTGATGGGATTACAGGGTCTGTAACTCTGACAGATGTGCCGGTGAATGCAACTATGGGTAATCTAGTGAATAGCCGTGGTCAAGTACAAGGCACCATTATCTATGCCACTGGCGCAGTTGAAGTCACACCAAAAAGTACAGCGAACAGATTTGTGCAAACTTTTACACTTATGGCTACCTATGCGGCTGCCTAGCGAGGAAATATGTCTTTTTATTCTCCACAAACGTCAGACATTCAAGGTCAGCAGGTTGAATTAAAAGCCCTTAATGCTGTTGATGTTCAAGTGAAATACCGCGATACCTCTGGCTCGAACTCAGCAACGCATACGGTGACGGCCAACAAGCTCAAGCTGGATTTATCTTCTGGTTTTGATGAGCAGATTTTGACAGGTTCAGCACGCTTTAAAGTCGGTGCTGATACTTTTCTGGATCGTACCGGCTTGCTGTATCGTAATGTGAATCCGGCCAATAAAAGTGGGATTCAGTCGGGTGTCATTCAATATGGCACCGGGATTGTTGAAATTGATTCCTGGACACCGAATGCAGATAACACGATTACTTTGGAATCTTTAACCACCACCACCGACCTGCTGCCAGTCAATAAGATCAGCTTTAGAACACCAATCATACCGATCCGGCCACAGTCTTTGACTGTGGTTGTAGGTACCATTGAATTTGGCCAACTCACATTAACCGCTGATGAAAATGGGGTAATTGAGACCAGTCGGGCGCATGGGCAGGTCAATTGGGAAAATGGGTTTGTCACGATTTACTTTTACATCAGAACCAAAATCACAGAAGCCAATCGAGCTGAGATTGAAGCGAATGACTGGTATGACCCATTACTTGAATATGATGAGTTAGATGGCCGATATATCAATGTCCCGGTCTGGGTGGATGCTTCATCCGTGCGTTATAACGCCGTAGCCTATACCTATATTCCGCTAGATTCTGAAATTTTAGGCTTATCAGCAACACGTTTACCGATTGATGGCCGGGTGTCGATCTTCCGGGTCGGTGGTATCGGAATTGTGAGTTCTAGCAAGTCTCAAGAACTACCAAGCGCAATTGCAGGTACCACATATGATCTCAATGATCAGCGGATCTCATGGGCAGAGCTTGAGGATGCTAATGGAACGAAAGTAGCTTTCGATTTGTACACAGTTGATTATGATTATGGCCGTGTGACATTGGGCGGTGACTTTGTACTGGGCAATCTGGTTGCACCACTGACAGTGAAATACCGTTATCAAGATATGGGCCTGATCCGTGATGTCCAGATCAACGGCCAGCTGACTTTCACCAAACCGTTAACCCATAACTACGATGCAGTGGATACCATTGTTGGTTCTGCGTTGGTCATTGGTGATATGCAGGCGCGTTATACGCGTAAGTTTGTGCAAGGCTCATGGAGTGGTACTTGGGCAGATGCGCCTGTAGGAGCAACCATACCAGCCAATTACAACGATGCACTGTATCCATTTCAAATTACCAACAAAGGTGCAATTCAGGAGCGCTGGTATATCCAGTTTACGGATGCACAATCATTTCGATGCATTGGTGAATATTCTGGCCAGATTGGCACCGGCACCACCAATGCAGACTACACACCGATCAACCCGGTCACTGGTGTTCCATACTTTATTATCAGAAAGGAAGGTTGGGGTGCAGGTTGGGCCAATGGTAACGTCCTGCGCTTTAATACTGTGGCTGCAAATTTCCCGGTCTGGGTGATCCGTACGGTCAAGCAATCAGAACCAGCGGTATTGTCAGATCAGTTCCAGATCATGTTACGTGGTGATATTGACCGCATTATTTAATTTTAAAAGGCCGCACAAGCGGCCGTATTTTTAAGGGGTTAAAAATGACTACTGATGTTAGCGTGCAGTATTTTAGCCATTTAAATGGTTTAAAACTAGAAAATAAGTGGGGGGATTTAATCCGCTTACTTGATACAGTTTTGGTGAACGGACTCGAATTGCCAAGCATTACGGCGGCGTTAATAAATGAATCAGGCGAGGTGGCTTTAACGCTGTATTCCGACCATAAGGCATTGTTATTTCAAATTGTTGAATTATCCGGTTTTACCCCAGCCGCCTTAAATCAAAAATATAGAATTAAGGGAATCCCATCGACGAATCAATTAATCTTAAAACCCCAAAATCCTATTGCTGGTAGTAGTGTAAATACAAGTGGTTTAGCAAAATTATCGTCGTTTGGTTATGAGATTGTATTTCGTGATTCTGGTGATGTTAAGCGAGTTTACAGAGCAAAAAATCCAACAAGCAAACACCCATTTATCAGGGTGGATGAGTCAATTTCTGATGGGGTTAATTCCTATGCTTCAACCTATGCCAAATCAGCAATGGTCGGGCTTTTGGAACGCATGGACCATATAGACGACTTTAATAACAATAATGTTTTGCAATTACCTTTTGACCCGGCGGACCCGGCAAAAAACTGGAAAATAGCAGGAACAGGTAATAGTGTTATTAGGGGGTGGTCGCGCTGGGTATGGACTAGGGCAGGGGCTTACACAAACAGCGGCGCGGACTCTTATCCACCGTCCGAAGGTTTAATAGCGTTTACAATTTCAGGCGATAAAGACGCTTTTTATTTTGTTCGTGCAGTCCTTTCAAATGCGGGTCATTATAAAGGGGTGTACGGCTGTGGAATTGTTGAATCTCAACTACAAGATGATTTAATTCCACCCTGGTTTTTAATGACCTTTTTGCAATATATTCCGGCTTCAACCGGCTATCTTCTTACATCTGCACCAGGCTCAGCAGCACCTTTTTTCAACACGAAAGAAGCGAGCAAACTTTACATGCCAAAATACAATCCATTAAATATTTATCAGGAGCATTCTAGCGTTTATTCCGCAGTGCCTGATTATGAGAGCGGGTATAGTGATTTATTTGGCGCGGATGTGATGCCAGCAATTAGCGTTCCATTATATGACGATCTTGGTCATTTGCGAGGGTCTTTAAAACACATTCATTACACAGGTAAAAGCCTTGCAAACACAACAAATACCACAGCACACCTTGACGGGGATTCGATGTTTGTTACGGATCGTTGTTACGCTTCCAGGTCGTCGAATGTCGGTGGGGTTGCTTTTTATTTAGGGGAATTGAATTGAAGCCAGTAAAAATAAAAGTCAGGTCAGTGAGTTGTTTATTTCAGGATGTGGGTATTTTTCCCGTTGTTGCAGAAGTGCGCGGGATTATAAAGCGCTTAGGGTCTGTTTATTCAGGCGCTCATATTATTTTGGTTAATAAAGAGAATATGCAGCCTATTGCAGCCACACGCTCAGGTGTTGATGGATATTACCGTTTTAGCGGCTTAAACAATGCGTTAAAAACCGTGATAGTGGCTTTTGATATGGGCGGCCAATATAACGCAGTAATTCAGGACAATGTGAGGCCAAAATGATTCAACCCTCTTTAGCTGCTAGAATGGTCCAACTTCAGGCACTGGCGAACTTTTTAGATCAAGGTAGCGCAAACGCTACCTTTATTTTTTATGATGATGCAAAGCCTACGGATGTAACGGTAGCTGCAAATAATAGCGCCAGATTGGTTACATTAACGCTGCCTAAACCCTCAATCAAACAGGTGCATACCGATTACGTTGAGTTGAATCAGACAGATGCAGCAACAGTTATAAAATCAGGTACTGCAGTTTGGGCGCGTTTATTCAATGGTGAAGGGAGAGCAGTTGCTGACTTTGCGGTTGGATCTGACATAACTCTGGCAAATCCTAATTTAGTGCTGGGCAGCACTCTTATGATGAATTCACTGATTCTACGACCATCAACATAAATGAGGTGGACATGTGTCGAACTATATTCCACCCGATGGCCACCAAGTAAACCTTAATTTTAAAGATCCCATCACAGGATCAGCCGATCTAAACTTCGGCAGTGACGGTCAAAACCTTGCTTCTCTTGATGTAGTAATCAATACAAAATTTATCCCTGAACTTAATGCACTCAGTGATACCAATGATGTATTGGATGCCCAGATTAATACCAGTTTTAATGCAGAGCTCAGTGCTGTTGCAGGACAGTTTGCTCAGCTAGATGTGCAGCTGCAAACCGGTTTTATAGCTAAATTATCTGCAGTTCGGATTGATCAGTACTGTGTAGTGGATGCGGTGATTGAAACTGGACTAAATGCCCAATTTGAAGGGTTATTCGATATTAATCATCTGGTAGGCGTGTCTTATGGTTTTGACATGCGCTACCAAAAAGCCATCGCAGCTTTAAGCACTACAGAAATACCATGGGCCAAGCCCATCTTAAGAGTCTCGAATGAGGCTCTTTTTTATGATCAGGGCTTAGTGATTTCTAGTCAGGCAAATATTCGATATGAGCAAGCAGGATCATTAACTCGGGCGATTAGATCCATACATGAGCAAGCAACCGGCTTAAGTTCTGATGCCTATGTGATTTGGGAGGAGGGTGATAAGCGCTTTATTCATCAGCGCTATCTGCATGAAGAAACGATCAAGCTACGTCATAACCGCGAAACGGTTTGGCAGGAAATGATTCGCCGTCGCAAGACCTTTACCTATTCGCATGACGTAGCCCAAGTCTTTGAGCACCGCTTTTCATTTGAATGGGATAAAAGTCTTGAGATTGTCACCAAGTCGGACTTGCCATGGGATAAAGCCAAAGCGATTCACTATCGCAAGCATCCAGTTCAACCTTGGCCAAAGCCTGAAATACCTAAATATGAAGGTACAGGCGACCTAAATTTCATTTGTCTTTGTGATACTGATTCACACAATGTTGTTTTAAATTTTGGTGCAGATGACTGTATTCCAGCACTGCCGAAAAGGAACTGGTGGTATATCGTGAATACATTAACAGCCGAGCGATTGGATACCGGCGAGAAGATTAAAGTCATGGATGGTACCTACAGTACCAGTCGGTCTCAATGGTGCTGGACCTATTCCATCACTGTTGCTCACACGGAAAAAGACAAGTTACAGCCGATTGATGGGCAGCCAGTGATCCTGAAAGTCACAATCAATGGTTTTGAGCATCATGTTCTGCTGGAAGATCCAGAAGAAACCCGACGCTTTGCCAGTGTTCTTTACACTTACCCAGGCAGAAGTGTCACAGCTCTGAACTCAGATAAGTATGGGCCAACACGCTCATTCATTCAGGATAACGAACGTACCTCTGTTCAATTGGTTCAGGCTGAAATTGATCGGGCGAATAGCGGTACCAGTTTGGATTGGAAACTGATTGATGATCTGGGTTGGATCGTACCGGTGGAAAGCCTGAGTTATGCAGAACTAGCACCTATCGATGCAATCAAGCAGGTCGTTGATGCAGGTGGTGGATTTATCTATAGCCAAAAAGCCGGTAATACACTGACCATTTTACCCCGGTACCAGAAAGGCTACTGGGATACGATGACAGTGGATGATTATGACATTCTGCTATCTGAAAGCCTGGTGATGCAGCAAAACATTAAGAAGAACGATGAATATATTGCTGACTTCAATGCCATCACTGTGGTGAATAGCCGAAATGGTGAAAGCCTGAAAGTACAGCAACGTGGTACCTCTGGTGATATACCGTTAGAGGCGGCCACTGGTCCATTATTTAATGTTGTTTCAGGTGCTAGTTATGGCAAAAATGAACTGGTCAAAGCCAATATTCAGGAACTGCACACTTTCTCGGATCTCCCGGTCAGTCAGGAAATTGGCGAGATGCTACCTGGTAAAACAATTGCCTTTAATGGCCAGTGGTGGGGCGTGATTGATGGGGTGAGTGGAAGTTTTTCGCATGAGAAGGTAAATGAAACCATTACTGTGGAGCGTATCAGCCGTGACTAATCCTTTATTTGAATTGCGGAAGTTGCTTAATCCTACTCATGCGGAATACATCGGTACCATCACCTCGGTTAAGCATCCCGAATACCGGGTTCAGATTGACGGTGGATCTGGTCCGGTACTATGTACATCCGGTACAGCCTACAATTTAGGTACTAGAGTATTCATTTCAAACCAAGTGATCCTAAGGCCAGCACCATCTGGCCAGCATTCAGAAATAGAAGTCTAAACTCAACCAAATAACAGCACCTTTTTAGGTGCTTTTTTTATTGCTAAAACTTAGGAGGGCGTATGCCTGACAGTGAAACATATGGAGTGCGTGTTGAGAAAAAGCTAGATCAGCTGCGTTTAGAAATGGGCGAGCTGAATAACAACGTTATTCGTTTAACTGAACGAAATGAATATTACCAATCACAGGCAGTAGCAAACCGACGGGATATTGATCTGCTTCAAGCAGATATGAATCAGGCAAAGGGAGGGCTCACCTTTGCAAAAGCCATGGGTGGATCTGCTATTGGACTGCTTATAGCGTTTGGTTCCTGGGTGTTTCAGAGCAATACCGGACTTGCCAAAGAGAATGCGGGACTAAATCAAAAACTGGCCATCATTGAATCAAAACAGATTCGAATGGATACAGATCTTGCAGCAATGCGTAATCAAATCGATCAACAGAAAAAATAAATCATCAAAGAGAGGAATCAATGAAATTAATTAATGAAAGTGTCTGGAAATTTGACTCAGTAAAATATGGCGCCTATATGGCGCTTTTTTTATCCTGCTTACATTTGATCCTGCAGGAGGTTTATAACGCCAATGTATTGCCGGAACCATATCAAACAATTGCATCTTTAGGTTTGATGTTCCTGGCTGTACTCGTTGGCCGTAAAAAGGCTCAGCCAAATCTACATCAGCATTTAGGCTTTGTTGCAGTTACAGCCGGCCATAGCAACACAGATCCTGGCGCAGTGAATGACAAGGTGAAAGAAGCAGATCTGGTGGTCAACTTCCGGAATGCAGTGACTTATTATTTGCGTGAGGCTGGTGTCCAGGTCAAAAATGATGGCACTGGATCTCAAAATGACCCGCTTTCATCAGCCATCAAGTTGATCAAAGGATCTAGTGTTGCGGTTGAATTTCATATGAATGCTGCAACATCGAAACAGGCCAATGGGGTTGAAACAATCGCTTTGCCAAAGGATAAAAAATTGGCTCAGGATTTGTCGGCAGCCGTAGCCAGTGCGTTAGGCAGTCGCTTACGTGGTGACAATGGTTGGATTGATCAATCAAAGTCAGCACGCGGAAGTCTAGGGTACATCAATGCCGGTGGCTTGATTGTAGAGCTTGGTTTTATTTCCAATGAAGATGAACTTGCCCGATTTAATGCACGATACTGGCTGGCTGCAAAAGCTGTGGCTAAAGTGCTGATTGATTATAGAAATAAGTATTAAGGTCTTAACGCCGTGCTGCCTATTAGGTTGGACGGCAATTTTTTATAATTTAATTATAAATTTAAGAAAAATTGTTATTGGGGAAAATAGTTTAAATAACTAATATAAAAAACATCTTAATCAAAAAAATAATTTAATTTATCTAGTTATTTATTATAAATAATTTTTAAATATAGTTATTTTATAAAAAAAATTTACAAAAAAATAATTGAAAATTAGCGGAAAAATTAACAAAAGTTTAGAAAATTATAGAAAATTCAGTTTAAATAATGAGCTTTTTGTA